TAATAAATAAATCAGTGGTGAAAACCACACATTACTTAGGACTCGAACGGATCGCCCTCCTACGTAGAACTGCTCTCAAACCAAGACCTATAGGCAGTATAATACTTCGTCTTTTATCCAGTAGTGAGGGATTACTGGAAATAAGTTTCGCATCCATACCCTTGGTGCCCTACTTAAAACGTCTTACTAATGACAACTCTTTCAAGACAATGCCGCAGTAAAGGTCTCCTAGCAGGTTGGCCTGAGTTCTGCGAATGGGTAACATCAACTAACAACAGAATTTATGTTGGTTGGTTCGGTGTACTCATGATTCCATGTTTGCTAACAGCAGCAGCATGCTTCGTAGTAGCATTCATTGCTGCTCCTCCAGTAGACATTGATGGAATCAGAGAACCTGTAGCAGGTTCATTCATGTATGGTAACAACATCATCTCAGGTGCAGTTGTACCATCTTCAAACGCAATTGGTTTACACTTCTATCCTATCTGGGAAGCAGCAACTCTAGATGAGTGGTTGTATAATGGAGGTCCTTACCAGTTGGTTATCTTCCACTTCCTAATCGGTATCTCAGCATACATGGGTAGACAGTGGGAACTATCATACAGATTAGGTATGAGACCTTGGATATGTGTAGCATATTCAGCACCAGTATCAGCAGCATTCGCTGTATTCTTAGTATACCCATTCGGTCAGGGTTCATTCTCAGACGGTATGCCTCTAGGAATTTCTGGAACATTCAACTTCATGTTTGTATTCCAAGCAGAGCACAACATATTAATGCACCCATTCCATATGGCTGGTGTTGCTGGTATGTTCGGTGGAGCATTATTCTCCGCTATGCACGGTTCACTTGTAACATCATCACTTATCAGGGAGACAACAGAAGATGAATCTCAGAATTATGGGTATAAATTTGGACAAGAAGAAGAGACATACAACATTGTCGCTGCTCACGGATATTTCGGTAGACTTATCTTCCAATATGCGTCTTTTAACAATAGCAGATCATTACACTTCTTCCTCGCAGTATTCCCAGTAGTCTGCGTATGGTTAACATCTATGGGTATTTGCACAATGGCATTTAACCTTAATGGATTTAACTTCAACCAATCAGTTGTTGATGTTAACGGAAAAATCATTCCTACATGGGGTGATGTTCTAAACAGAGCAAACCTTGGTATGGAAGTTATGCATGAAAGAAATGCACACAACTTCCCACTAGACTTAGCATCTGCTGAGACTACAGAGGTTGCACTAACAGCACCATCTATTGGTTAATCAACAAATATTGACACAAACTTAAATGTTTGTTATAATGAGGGTCATAAACGATCCTCATTTTTTTATGAAAATATTTTTAGATACCGCAGAAACTGATTTAATCAGAAAGTATTATGGAACAGGATTGATTGATGGTATCACAACAAATCCTACTTTGATTCGAAAAAGTGGTAGAGATCCAGAAGAAGTCTATCAAGAGATTCAAGATATAGGAATCAAAGACATTAGTATGGAAGTGGTTGGTGATTCTAATGAAATGATTGAAGATGGAATTAGATTGGCAACAAAGTTTCCAAACTCTGCAACAATCAAAGTTCCTTGCACACCTGATGGTTTACTTGCCTGTGCAGAACTATCGTGTAAAAATTTAATCAGAGTGAATGTAACTTTGATCTTTGATGTTGCACAAGCAATTCTATCAGCAAAAGCAGGTGCAGCTTATGTCTCTCCTTTTGTTGGTAGATTGGATGATAACTCTATTACAGGTTTAAATCTAATTAAAGACATTGATGAAGTGTTTAGAGTACAATGTATTCATAGGACAAAAATATTGTCCGCATCAATTAGATATGTGAATAGTGTTTCGCAATCATTTGCGAATGGTGCTCATATCGTGACAATGCCACCTTCTGTTTTTGAGAAGATGTATCATCACGTACTTACAGATAAAGGTCTTGAGATCTTTGACAAAGATTATGCGGCCATCCAAAATAAATAATATTTTAGTGTATTACTTTTATGAGTAACGTACAAAATTTTACGGTTTATTCTAAATCAGGATGCCCATACTGCAGCAAAATTGTTGAAGTATTGAATCATATCAAAGCATCATACACAGTGTATTCACTTGGTGAACACTTTGATAAAGATTCATTCTATGGGGAATTTGGAAATGGAACAACTTTCCCTCAAATTTTATTAAACGGAAAAAAATTAGGAGGATGTGTTGACACAATCAAATATCTTAAAGAAGAACAAATCGTCTGATTTGGAGATAAATAAAGGAGTAGAATTAATACTTGGAGGGACAAAACCAAAGTCTCAAAATATTAAACCTTTTGGTATCAGGTTTAAAAAAATGTTTTCTTTATTAAAGAAAGATATTCATTTTAATTTTGAGTTTTCTTTTACCATCAAAAACAAAAAAATTTAAAAGTGGAGAAGTCTCATGGAAACTTTAGTAGTAACACTAACCCTTTCAACAGTAATGTCATTTCTTGCATTAACGGTTGGAATTGTGATAGGATGGGTCGCAAGAGAGCATTCTTATGAAACTACACCACAGAACATTTACAATCATCCAGAAATGTATGATGCAAATGGAAACATTATCCCAGACGAAATCGTCGCAGTGAGGTTTGAAAATGACAACAACGAGGAAACCGAGGAAGACATCTAAGAAAGCAGAGGCAATCCAAACAAGGAAACCCAAAGTTACTGCTCCTCAACCAATAGTGGATCTACCACCCAACCCATTTACATTTGAGGTTCTTGCTCTTGCATCAAAGCAAAGATCAAATGCCAAAAAAGTAGAGGTTCTAAAAAAATATGAACATGAGTCTATCAAGGCAATATTCATTTGGAATTATGATGATAGTGTTATATCATTACTTCCAGAGGGGGAAGTTCCTTACTCTAGTTTAAAGGATGAACAAATAAGTTCTGGATCTTTGAGCACTAAAGTAAATCAACTTGTAGGAACTATGGAGTATAACGATACAGTTTCTATGGGAAATGCTACTGACATGAAAAGAGGTCGTACCACCCTCCGTAAAGAGTGGACTAAATTGTATAACTTTATTCGAGGTGGTAATGATGCATTGAAATCTCTTCGTAGAGAAACTATGTTTATACAGATTCTTGAAGGACTTCATCCACTTGATGCTGAAATCTTATGTCTTATGAAAGATAAGAAATTATATGATAAGTATAAGATAACAAAAGAAAATGTGATAGAAGCATATCCTGATATTGTTTGGGGGGTTAGATGATGGCAGACGAAAAAATTAGATTGATATTTGAAAAATGTCCACGAGACAAAGCAAATGATAAAAAATTGCCCTCAGATTCTTTTGTTGTTAGTTATAATGACAAAGAAGAACTTAAATATGATATCGTAAGGGCATCTGCACAAGTCGATGTGTTTGATGCTTATTATGATAAGTATAAAAATGTCAAGGGAATTGAATGGACAAAAGGTATCATTCTTCCAAAAACTTATGATGGACAGACAAAAGCAAGTACACCTAAAAAGAAGGCTAAAAGAAAATGAACTCTGATGACCTACTAAGAGATCAAATTAATCAAGTTATTCGGGATGAAATCCAGAGTACAATAAACGATTATGTTGATCAAAAAGAAGTAGTTGAGAAGTCTGGTCTTGGTTTTGTCGAAAAGGAGGATGAGAAAGAATTCAAGGTTAAGATTAAGAATTCAGAAGTAAATAAGATTATGAAGGAGTATAAAAAAATTAAGAAAAAAGAAAAATCCAATTTTTCGCATATAAAAAAACTTGGTTTAGTTGATAAACACGGTAGACCATTAAAATAATATAAAAATGTAACACAAATTACATAATTGCTTGACTATATAGTGTGGGTATGCTAACATACCTTTACGTTCATCCAAATGATAGAGCTCGCACTACTCGCAACACTTGTATCTGAACATAATAGTTTCCACTGGGAGATGTCATGTGCAGATTGGAACCGCAACAGAATTGAGATACTCAGTGATGGGGATCTAAACTCTGACGCACACGAGTATCTAATAGATTACCTTCGTACGAAAGTTGAAGGTGAATGTGATGCTTTTATTATTGGACGCAAGTAAGCCGACTCGGAACGGGTTCGTTCATCCTTATGATTGAAATTTTAATTGCTGCATCAAGTGCTATCACTACTATAGTTACAGTATCATGCACAGATATTAATACTCTTGTTGATCGTGCTAAAGTCTATCCTGACCTTAGTGTAGAAGAAAGACAGGAAATTATTGATCTGTATTATGAGTTTGGTGACAAGTATGGTTTAGATTGTAGGGACGCAAAAGCCGACTGAAGGAACGGATGTAAAAAGTCCAACTACTTTAGGAGAAACCAAATGGCACAAGTCACATACAGAGGAGTTCAGTACGATACTGAAACTCGTGTACAAAATCAAAAAGTTCAGCAACCTCAACAAGAGCAACTTGTTTATAGAGGTGTTGCAGTTAAAGGAGGCAAGTAGATGTTAACTGTCATAGAAATACTCGCCGCCAGCGTGGTTTTCATGACGATTATCTACGCTGAAACACAACTCTTATACAATTATAAATAATTGTAACAGGAGGTAAAGTCAATGTTACATATTGGGTGGAAAACACCCGAAGTCCCAGATTTCGACCCAGAAATCCATAACCCAGAAAAAGTTTTTGCTTTTATGTGTTATCGTGGGATTCACTATGCGAAGTGGGTGTATCTTGACATTTTCCATCATACAGATTGGAAACTTAAAAATCCAAGAGGAAGGGGTTGACCTTTCCTCTTTTTTTGTATATAATAAGGAATAATCGTTTATTTCATGGATAAAGATAAATTAAAACTAATTATTCGTAATCTTGAAATGTTAGTAGATCAATTAAAGACTGAAGTATACTCAGATATCAAATCATATTCTTATGATGATATTGACCCAATTGAATTAGGTTATGATAAGGAATATGAAGGACCATGAGACTAAAAAGATTAATTAAGTTATTGGAGAGATTATTGAAAAAGGATTATCTCTATGATGAAGATCAAATTAAATTACTCAGAGAACAGTTGAAAGTTGCTAAAAATGAGTTAGCAATGATTGAAGAAAAAACATCAAAAGGATTTAAATGAACGTATCATTAATAAGTGTCTCTCCTGATGCCGAAAAGCATATGGCATATTGTGCTCGTGTGAGTAATCCTAATAATCAGGATAATGAAAATTATGCAGGTCTGTTGAGATATTGTATTAAACATCAGCATTGGTCTATTTTTGAGCAAGCATTTATGACTCTTGAAATTAACACTACAAGAGGACTTGCTGCACAGATATTAAGACATCGTTCTTTTACATTTCAAGAGTTTAGTCAGAGATATGCTGATACAAATTTATTAGATACAAATATACCTTTACCAGAATTAAGAAGACAAGATACAAAGAATCGTCAGAATAGTATTGATGATATACCAGAAGAACAAAGTAAAATGTTACAAGAGAGAATAAGACAATATTTTAATGAAGGTATGGACTTATATAATGAATTGTGGAGGGAGGGTATCGCAAAAGAATGTGCGAGATTTGTTTTACCATTAGCAACACCAACTCGCATTTATATGTCTGGAAGTGTTCGTTCTTGGGTTCATTGTATTGATCTCCGTTCTGGACACGGAACACAAAAAGAACATATGGATATTGCAAATGCTTGCAAGTCCATCTTTACCGAACAGTTTCCTACTGTATCTGCGGCTCTGGAATGGGTCTAAATAACTATACTACTTTATAATTTTATGGCAACATATCCTGTAGTAAATACAAAAACTGGTGAACAAAAAGAAGTTGTGATGAGTGTCACACAATGGGATCAGTGGTGTTCTGATAATCCTGATTGGTCAAGAGACTATTCTGATCCCTCTACAATGCCAGGTGTTGGTGAAGTTGGAGAGTGGAAAGATAAGTTAAGAAAGAGTAAACCAGGTTGGAATGATGTCCTTAAAAAGGCAGCAAAATCACCAGGTTCTAGAGTAAAGTCACTTTAATCAAATGCCAAGAAAAAAGAAGACTAATGGGGATCAACCCATAGGTATCGGTTTAACTACGAAACAAATGAAACGTAAGAAACCGATTGGAAATACTTACCTTCTTGATATTGAACCCATCACTGATAATCAAAAGAAACTTTTTGATTCATATGCAGAGGGAAAGCATCTTGTTGCATATGGCACAGCAGGAACAGGAAAAACATTTATTTCCTTATATAATGCTATTGCTGATGTATTGGATGAAACCACACCATACGAAAGAATCTATCTTGTGCGTTCTTTAGTATCAACTCGTGAGATTGGTTTTTTGCCTGGAGATCACGAGGACAAAGCAGATATTTATCA